CATGGTACTGTTCTCCTTCTCCTACTCCGGGCGCTTGACGCCCGCGACATTGAACGCGACACACGCGCGTCCTTGGACGTCCAGTCCGTTGTCGAATGGCTCCTGGACCGGATTCAGCTCACGATAGTACACACCGTTGATGGTGGTATTACGAACGCCCACGAGAGCGTTGTAGGCCGCTCGCGCCTTGGCGAGCGCGGCCGGATACGTACTCGCGCGTGTGACCAACTGCGCACTCGGGCGCTGGTAGGCGGGCGTGCTCACGCGATTCTGAGTTCGGATCGGGCTTGTGCCTCCTGTTGATGTGATCGAGATATACGGTCCAGGTCCAGTAGGGATCACAGCCTTGCTGGAGATGAAGATGTTCGTGCCGAACGTTCCCACCCCCTGGGACGTCAGCCGCGCGACCAGATCATCCTCGTACGCCATCGCTTAGTCCTTCGCCGCCTTGGCCAGAGCGACATCCTCGGCGATCTGTTCGGCCATGCCCGGTACCGCTTCCATGAGCGGACGCTCCAGATACTTCGGCCCGCGCCCCTCGGGGTGGAATTCGACCGCCTCACCGCGCGCCTCCTTGGCGACCCATGAAGGAGGCGAGAACTCCGACAGGTGCTCGTGGACCGCGATGGCGTAGGGATCGGCTGCGCCTCCGTACGACATCGCGATGCTGACCTCGCGCCCCTTGCGCTCGGGCGGGTGGACGGTGCCGCTCGCGCGTAACACGCCAAGGTCTACCGGCACGAACTCGTTCTTGCTGCGCTTCATGACCTCGCTGGCGCGGATGTACAGCGCTCGGGATACGAGATCGGGGTACCTCTTGCTGATCCCGTTCAGCACCTTCGCCATCTTGTCCACGCCGGACAGGCTGAATTTGATCACCGCGCCACCCTTTCAGCGGACGGTCTGATCACCGCGGATGCGTAGAGCGCCTGCTCCAGCGCCTCCCCGAACGCCACGCCGATGTTGCTCCAGCGGTACCGCGGCTGCGACACCAGAGCGAGGCCGCGCTCGCTCATCCTCTCGCGCATCTCCGGGTTGCGGTAGACGCTATCCAGCGCCTCAACCGTGGCCTCGCGATCCGCTACCCCGCCCACGACATTGATCTTGTTGGGCGTGCACGCGAAGGTCGTACACGGCACCTTGATCGCCGCGCCCTCGCACAGCTCCCCCAGCGCCGACCAGTCGGGGACTATTTGCGGGATTCCGCAGGCCATGCCCTCGAACGTGGTGAGCCCGAATCCCTCGCCCTGCGTGGTGGACAGCTGCACATCGAAGCACGCGTAGGTCGAGGCCAGCTTGCTCTCCTCGATCCCCTGACCGATATCCGGCTCCACCAGAATCATCCGGCTGGCGATCCCGTAGTAGTGGGCCAGTTGCTTGACGTCGTAGCCCATGTCTCCGGTAGGAGCCACGTGCAGGAACAGGTACGCATCCCGCACATCGCGCGTCTTGATCCACTCGGCGAAGTACATGATCGAGAGGTCCAACCGCTTGCGCGGCTGGTTGCGGTTCACGTTTCCGATGACGAACGCGTCCTTGTATTCGGACGGGAGCCCGATCTCCCTGCGCGCCTCGGTCTTGTCACGCGGGAAGTACACATCGAGATCGACTCCCAGCGGGATTACCGCGGACGGACCCGCGTATCCGCCCAGGCGGGCCTCGCTCTCACCGAACTTGGTCCAGAAGATCGCCATGGCGAGCCCGTTGAGCCCGCGTCCGCGGCAGTTACGCCCATCCACCGCCATGGATGCGACCACGGGAACATTGCCGGCCTTGGTCAGATACTCCGGGATGTTCCAGGGGTCGTTCTGCACCACGATCAGATCGGGCCTGATCTTCTTGACCATCTCTACCACGCGGCCGACTCCGAACAGGTCCTTCCCCGGCCAGCACGGGTAGATCGGGTACGGGTACTTGTGCGGATCGCCCATGTAGTTGATGCCCAGCACGGCCACGTCCCAGGATTTCGCCAGCACATCCAGGGTATAGTGCGTCGCGCGGGCGAACCCGCTCGCGACAGCCGCATCTCCGATCCAAACGAGTTTACGATTCATAGTGTCCCTGCCCCCCTACACGATTACAACATCAGGACTTCTACAGCGCTACCTCCATGATGCGATGGTGGAACTCCGATCCCATTCCGACCAGCGTCATCCAGGTGACCGTTCCTACCGCCGACAGCTCCTTTCTGAGCGCGTCCTCATCGTAGCTGCGCACCATGTAGGCGTGCTGGGCGATGCGGTGCGCTCCCCACACGCCCTTCTCGTGGTTGGCCTCCACCAGAATGATCCGGCGCGCGACCCGCGCCAGCTCGCGCATGGCCTGAGCCGGATCGAACACGTACTCGATCACGCCGGCAAACACGACCACATCCATGCTCTTATCGGGGAATGGCAGCTCCTCGGCTCCCGCCACCTGCGCGGTGGCGAGCCGCTTCGCCGCCTTGGATACCAGATCCGGCGACAGGTCCACCCCGTGCGCCACGCAGCCGGGCGGCAGGAACTCCACGATGTACCCGCTGTTGCAGCCCACATCCAGCACCGTCTCACCGGGACGGACTCTGGCGCACATGGCCCGCATCTTTCGCTTCTGCATGTCGTTCCACCACGTCTCATGCAGATCGTACGGGTAATCCACGAACCTGCTCTCATTATCGACCTTGCTCAGATTCTCAGCCACCGTTCCTCCGGTATGAATAGTCGTAGCCGCGGAAGCCACGAAATCTACCGACCACATTACGATTCGAGCGCCCGTTAATCAGGGTGGAGTCGTCTCCCAGGTGCTCGACGAAGCAGGGGATGGGCGTGATGAGGCACGGGCTGTCCGATACCGTGCGGTGCCACTCGCCCAGCATCAGGTCGAACCCCTGCGGTGCCACGCTGGCTCTAAAGTGAGATAGGATGGACGGGATCAGCGTGGTACGGATCACCAGCGCCACCGAGCAGTAGAAGTCCTTGATCGGGTACTCCCACGCCTGCGCTGGCGTACCCTTGGGCCAGTTCTCCGAATACTGGCACCCCAGCGGGTACACGTGTACGTCGGGCCTAGCGAAATCGCCCATCCAGCGCTCGACGCTACCCATGAAGTCGTCGATCAGCCCAGCGTCGTCCTCCAGGAAAATGGTCCACCGCGCGTGGTCCTGCTCGGCCTTCTCCAGCGCCAGACATGCGTTCTCGTTCGGGGATACGTTGGTTCCGCCCGGAATCCACGGGCCTGGGACCGCGCTGACGTGGACGGGCACGGTCTCGCGGGACAGTCGCGCCATCAGGGAGCCGAACAGCTCCGCTCGTTCCGGCACGGTGCGGATCGCGATGGAGAACGTCACTGCGCCCTCCGTATTACCGCGGTGCCATGACCACCGAAGTACAGCTCGGTATGCGCATGCGTCAGCGTCTGCCCTAACTCCCACAGCGCCGCCCATACTCCTGGGAAAGAGATGTCGTGCACGATCATGGTGGAGACGCACACGCGCCACCCCTCGCGCAGATCGGATAGCGCCACCGGGTAATCGTGACCTCCGTCGATGTGGACGAGATCGAATGACGCCGTGAGCGCCGGAAGCATCACGCGCGAGTCTCCATCCAGGAACTGTACGCGAGCGGGCGTCAACATCGGTAGCATCGCGGCGATGTGAGCGTTAGACCCGCGGCCGGTCCCTCCGGAATCGCTGCCCCACGTATCGCACAGCACGATGCGCTCCAGCGCGCGGTTGGCCTCGCACACCGCGATAAGCGACAGCCCCTCCTGCACGCCCACCTCTAGATAGCTGCGCGCGGATGGAGCGAGATGGCGAAGCAGGTCCACCTGCAGCGTCTGCGGGTGCGGCACCTGTATCATTCCTTCTCCCTCATCACGCGCTTGAAGTAGGCCGCGTGATCGCGCGCCCAGTCGTCGTACGTGCGCGGGTGAGTTAGCTTGTACAGCACCCGCTCCAGGCTCGGCCAGTCGTGCGTCGCGTAGGTGAGCACGGGCCTATCCACCCCCAGCGAGTGCGAGATGACGGGCTTTCCCATCGCCAGGCACTCCAGCGCCGGGACGCACCCGCCCTCATCGCTGGAGGTATCGATGTAGTAATCCAGCCCGGCGTAGAACGTGGGCAGCTGATCGACCTTATCGCCGACGATGGGACACGGCCAGCCGTGGCCCCACGCGCGCACGGTGTAGCCGGCCTCGACCATCGCCTTGACCAGATGCTCGCCCTTGCGGCCGTCACCATACACGCGCCCCGCCACTCCGAACACGATGGGACGCTTGATGAAGCGGTCGTCCACGGGGAGATCGATCTGGATGGGATTGGAAGCCTGCGCGGTAATCAGGTATCCCAGCATCGCTGGGTTAAGGGCTATGGTCCCATCGTAGTCTCGGCCGTAGGCGTAGGGGCGGGACCGCCCATGAGTAAACATGCCGACCGCCGGCCGCGTCACCGGAGACCCGTACACGATCTGGTGGTAGGCGAGATCCCCGCCGGTCCCGTTTATCGTCGCGCGGATGCCGTGAGACGGTAGTCTTGCTACCAGCTCGCGCGCCAACCTCCCGCCGATCCAGGCGATATCGCCGCGCTCCACGATCACGTTGACTATCACAGTTTGGCCACTCTCCGTATGGCCGCGCAGATGTGGTCTATCTCGCCATCCGTCAGCGAGCAGCCGGACGGCAGGTACAGCCCGTTGCGCCACAGGTTCTCGGCCACGGGGCACGGGGTGTCGCGCACCGCGCGCCGGTCCAGCAGCGACGGCTGGTAGTTCAGCGGGCAGAACATGGTGCGCGTCTCTACGCCGTCAGCGCGCAGCTCGTTCACCAGCACGTCACGCGTGGTCCCGAATTCCGCCGGATCGACCACCACGCAGTACATCCAGTAGACGTTGCGCGCGTACGGCTTCTCGACCGGGAGCCTCAGGCCGGGGATGTATGCCAGCCTGTCCGTGTAGTCGGCGGCGATCTGGCGCTTGCGCTCGATGACCCCCTCGATGCGGGCGAACTGGGCTACGCCGAGAGCGGCCTGGAGGTTGGTCATGCGGTAGTTGTAGCCGACTTCGCGGTGCTGGAAGCGCGGGTAAGTGAAGGCCAGATTGCGCAGCAGGCGAGCGCGATCCGCGATAGCGGAGTTATTGGTTACGATCATCCCGCCCTCGCCCGTGGTGATCACCTTGTTGGCGTAGAACGAGAAGCACCCCACATCGCCTATCCCGCCCACCTTCTTGCCGTAGTACAGCGCGCCGTGCGCCTCCGCGCAATCCTCGATGACGGCTAGACCGTGAGCCAGCGCCAGCCGCATCACCTCGCCCATATCCACCGGGTGCCCGTAGATGTGGACGGGCATGATCGCGCGGGTGCGCGGGGTTATCGCGCCCTCCAGCAGGCGCACGTCCATATTCCACGTGCCGGGCTCGGAATCTATCGGCACCACCACTCCGCCCTGCTGCACCACCGCGTTAGCGGACGCGATGTTGGTACAGGCGGAGACGAGAACCTCGTCGCCCGGAGCGATGTTGGACAGGACCGCGGCGAGATGTAGCGCGGTGGAGCCCGAACTCACCGCTATCCCGTGAACGCACTCGCAGTAGGCGGCGAACTTCTGCTCGAATTCGGGCAGGTAGTGGCCAGATGAGCCGGATACGTCCCCGGCGCGCAGCGCATCGAGCACCAGCGCGGCCTCGTTGTCTCCGATGATGGGACGGTGGACCGGGATCACACTGCCTCCCTGACCGTGTCGGACTCGTACTGACGACCGCCGTCAGGTCCGTGCGTCATCATGAGAAACGACGAGTCCTCCAGGGACGTGAGCGCATGGCGCTCCTGCGGGTAGATGGTCACCAGATCTCCGGGATCTACGATCTCGGACGTGACCGGGCCGTCCTCCATGCGCGCGTGGATCATGAACCTTCCGCTGAGCACGTACACGTACGCGGTGGAAACCTTGTGGTAGTGGTTGCCGCGCACCATGCCGGCCTTGGTCGTGAACAGAGCGATGTGCTCGACCGAGGCATCCTGCAGGATGTCCATGATTCGCCCGCGCTTGTCCTCGAACGCGATGACACGATGGTCTATCTTCATGCTCGGCTGCCCCATGCTCCACTAACCGATGTATACCGTGGTCGCGACCGGATTGCCCGTTCCCGCATCGATGAACCCGCCGATATCCAGGACCGGACCGGTGTCTCCATCCGGGAGCGTGAACTTGTCGTTGTTGCCGATCCCGGCTCCCGCCGTAGCCGCGGATACCTCGGCGATATCCAACAAGTCTATGGTCACGCGCGACGCGGTTAGAATCCCCGCCTGCGTTCGAACCTGCACGGATTTGTAGTCCACGATGGCGCGCAGCGGGACCGCGGCGGCGTAGGATACCGTCCCGTACCCGTCATCATCGAGGTAGCGCTCGTACGTCACCGTCGCCTGCAGCGGCTTCGTTACCGTGTCGGCGGTCTTGACGGCCGACCTTACGATGTCCAGCAGGCTCATAGGACCTCGAACTCCGCTTCCTGCGTGGCGTAGTCGATTCCCTCACTAGTGTACCAGGATGGCGGCATCAGGTTCCACACCGCATCAGGCAGATACTTCGCCTCGATCACGTCGCGGAACGAGACGGACACCGACCCGGCGCTGACCGATGAGACCCCCTGCACGACCGAGTCGTTGTCGAGCGTGCGGTCTCCCATGATGAGCTGGCCGGCTAACTCCGACACGGCGTCCTTGAGATCCTGCGGGATCTCGCCTGACGGGATCGCGTTACCATTGCGGTCGAACATGCCGGTACGCGGCCACGCGAGCCGCTGCGTGGTGGTGGATGGCGCTCCCGTCCACGTGGGACGGGTGCGGTAGCAGGCATTGGCTACGTCGAACGTCACGCGCGGCTGCAGGACGGTATCGATCACGCGCGTCGCCATGATGATGGCAGCGATGCTCAGATCGCCGCTCGCCACCCATGGCGTAGCCAGCGGGATGCGCTCATCGAAATAGGTGTTGGCCTCGTCCAGCGTCTCGTAGCTGTTGGCATTCGACGCCGCTGGCGTGGCGTTGATAGTCGGCATGGCACCCCCTAGCGGTGAACGAGTGCCGGGATTCCACCGGCTCCCACTTCGCTTTAACGTCTGCGTGTCCTAGACGTCGTGCCGTGGCGCTACGGGTGCTACGCCGTCGTACCGATGCAGATCCCGCTGTTCCCGTCGTAGTCCGACCGGACGCGCGGAACCATGATGGCCATCACCAGCCAGAACAGGGTGAAGCCATCCAGCGACGTCCACGGGATGACCGTGGGCGGCTGGCCGTTGATGATCTCGACCACGTCCGACGTCATCTGCACGAGCGCGGCCTTGCCGGCCGGCATCATGTCGGCGACGCGGATCGCCTTGAGCGCTTCGAGCTTGAGCAGGCGCTCGCGGATGGTCTGCGCGCCGGGGTTCAGCGACGAGTAGTCCTGGTCCAGCGCGTTGCCGATGACGGTCCCGACGTACAGCGTGTACGGGCCGTACTTCTTCGCCGCCTGCAGCTTGGCGACCATCTCCAGCGTCTCGGTGACGACGGTCGTGCCGGCCGGGGCGGTCGTCCACGCCGCCGCGGTGAGCGAGTGCGTGTTGGCGTTCGGAGCGTTGAGCAGGCCCGGTGCGCCGTAGCCGCTCACCACCAGCGGCTCACCGTCGAGCGTGGTCGCGCCGTTGATGGCCGCATCCTCGATGGCCTCGTTGACGCGGCGCGTCGCCTGCTTGATGAGCGACGTATCGAGCGGCTGCCCGACGCGCTGCGACATCTTCAGGGTGCGGATGCCGAGACTGAAGTCATCGGTAGTGAGGTAGATCGGCACGCGGTTGATCGTGCGGGCCGGCATCTGGTTCTCACCGCGCGCGGACGGTGACATGGTGCGCTGCGCCCCGCCCGTCTTGCCGGTGGACTCCCACTCGACCTGCGTGACCGACAGCGGGTCCGTGAGCGGGTAGGTGAGCCCGGCCGCGAGCAGGTCCGCGACGAACACGAGCCGCTCCAAGCCGACCTCGACCACCGCCTTGTCCACCATGACCTGTGCCTTGTCGCTCAGGGGCGACAGCGAGCGCAGCGACGCGATGGACAGCTCACCGGTCTCCCCGAGAGCGCGCAGCAACGCGCCCGCAATCGGGCTCTTCTCGTTGGCTGCTGTGAATCGCATGTTTTCGAACATTGACGTTTCCTCCTTGGTCCGGGCATGAAGCCCTAGACGGACTAGACGACCTCAACCCGAATCATGGCATCAGCGGTGGCGGTCACGTTCTCCAGTGCCTGGAAGAGCGCCGCGCCCGAAGCGAGAATGCGGAGCGTGCCGTCGCCGGCCGACTCCAGCTTGTTGCCGGCGACGATGGTCTGGCCGCTGGCGATGTGCATCCAGAACTTGCAGCCCGGAGCACCGATGGAGACCTCGCAGAGGTCGTTCGCCGCGTAGGCGTCGGTGTAGCCCAGATTGTTCATGCTCTGCTCGGTCGCGACCGCGCGGACCGCATCCGCGCCCGCCCCGTCGTGCTTCTTGACGCGGATCACCCCGCCGTTGTTGAACAGCAGGACGAGGTGTCCCGGCGAGATGGCCTCGGACGCAGCGAAAGTGTTCTCCTCCGTGCGCGGGCCACCGAGCCAGATGGTGTTCGGTGTCTGCATCGTGATTGCCATTGCGTTATCTCCTTCTCCTTCTGACTGAACCGATGAGCGCCGCGCGCCCTAGTTGGCCTTCTGCTCCGCCGACAGCCGCTTCAGCCCCTCGACGTACGGATCGGGCGGGTGAGCGTAGACGTCGTCCTTCTGCGCGAGAGCGCGGGGCACCCCGCGTCCCTCGTAGCTGGCCGGCTTCTCGTCGATCTTGGCCACGCGAGCCATGCGCTCCAGGGACTCCAGCGGCAGGGAGGCAAGCTCGGCCTCGGCGAACTCGTCCTGCGCGATCTTCAGCGCGGCGACCAGCTCGGCCTTGCGGTCGGTGTCCTGCTTCTGCTGCTTGGCGATGAGCGCCTTGAGCGAGGGGGGAGCGATCTTCATGAACTCCTCCTCGGTCAGGACCTTCGGATCGGCCTTGGCCTTCTCCACCTCGGCCTTGCGCGCCTCCGCGGCTACCAGGAACGACTCGATCCTGGTATCCGTGGCCTGCTCAAGCATGGCCGCGTCGTCCGGCGTGAAGCCGCTGTGCTTGCACGCCACGAGGGTACGAATTGCTTCGTCCTTCTGTTCTCTCGTCATCTTTCTGTCTCCTTCTGTGCAACCACACGGCTGCGGTGATGCGCCCTCCGCCTTGCGGAAATCGAAATCCTTGTCGGGCTTGGGCTTGGCGAGCTTGCGAAGCTCATCTGCTTCCTCTGGAGTGAGACCGTGCTGCTTGATCGCGGCCTCGACGGTCAACTTCCCGAACGATGACTTGATGTCGTCCGCTATCTTCTTCAGATTCGCGGCAGCGTCCTTGAGGTTGGTATCCTTCACGTCGGCCTCCACTGGTGTCTGACCGGCCGCGGCGCGGATCACCGGATCACCGGACTCCGCCGCCCTCTGTTCGGCGTTCTTCTGGTTCTTGCCCTTGGCGGCATCGCCGCCGCCAGAATCCGCCTCGTTCGCCTTCCACCAATTGCAGAAGCCCTCCGGGCTCTCAGGTCCCTTGCCGGCTTCCTCCATGGCAGGGATCACGTGCTCCATGCAGTAGGTGAACGGGTGCGGGCCATCGTACGCGGCGCGGAGCTTGTCCATGCCGGTAACCTCGGCCAGCGTCCTGAACTGTGCGGCCTCGGCCGCGGTGATCTCGGCGACGGTACCGTCGCCATGCGGTGCATCGGCCTCCTCTCTCGCCCCGGATGAAGGTGAATCGGAATCGGCTGCGGCGCCGCTGCCATCCTCGGCTCCGCGCTTGGAGCTGCGCTTGCTCGGCTTCTCCTTGTCGATGGACACGCTGACGGAGTGCTCTCCCCTGCTGCCGGCCTCGTGGTAGGTGGTCAGCGTCGCAGAGTGCCCATCCTTGTGGGTGTAATACGCCAGCTCGGTCCGCGTGTCCTCCCCGCCGGGATGCTCGACGTCGCTAGTGTCGTACTTGTATCCGCGCTGCCGCAGCGCCTTATCCGACGCTTCGGCGATCTGGTCCACCTTGGCCTCAGCGGATGCCCCGCCCTTGGTCGTGAAGGAGTGCGAGTTTTCCCCCTTGTACTCCTCGTCGGCCTTCACCACGAGACCGCCGACCTTGGGATCGTGGGCCGGGCGGATGATGCCACCCTTCAGCGCCTTGTCGAAGTCGCGGAATTCCTTCTCTTCCTTCTTGCTCATCGGTAGGGTGGCTCTTACCCTAATCCGCTCCTTCTGTTCGCCCCTCTCGCCTTTCGGGTACGATCCGTACCCGTGCTCGTCCTTGTCCAGCACGCGTATCGTCTTGCCTGATGCCTCGGCTCCGCGCGGCGAGTACGACAGCACCGGCTCGACCTCGGTAGCATCGTCCTCCAGCGTGACGGCGCCGTCGTCGTCCACGGAGTAGGAGCGCTGGTAGAGCGTGGGAGGCGCCATCGGGGTCGCGGGCTGGTCCATCGGCATGAAGGATTGGACCGGTCCGACCGCGTACACGACCGTATCGCCCAGCGGGAACAGCGCCTCGATCCCGATGAAGCCGGGAGTCACCGCGCGCAGGGCATCGGAGATCTCGCGGCGCAGGTCGCTATCGGTCATCTCGGCGGCTCCGGCCAGGGTCTCCAGAGTTTGCTTGAACACGGCGAAATCCTCCTCGGCGCCTCGCGCCTCCAGGCCACGCCCGCCTCCGCGTCGCGCCTTCTTGTCCATCTTGCGCGCCACCTTCACCGCCTCGGTCTCGGTATTCCCGAACGCGAACAGCGTTGATATGCCATTCTCAAACATCTCGACGCGGTGCACGCCATCCGGAAGCTTCTGCGCTTCGATGGTGATGCCCATCTCCTTCTCGAACGGGGTGGGCTTCACGATGACCTTGCCGTCGCCCTTATCGCCCTCCTTCTCACTGAAGGACACGACGTGCTTTCCCTCGATACGGGAGGGACGGACATCGGCATCGTAACCGGACTTGCGCAGCTCCTCGGCGCGCTTTTCGGCATCGTCCTTGGTGCGCGGCGTGTGGTCGGTCTCCACCTTCTTGCGCGGGGCATACTTGCTGGAGCCGGACTTGTCGGCGCGATCTCCGCGCTCACCCTTGGGATAAGAACCGTAGCCATGCTCATCCTTATCGGCCGTACGCATCGCCGCCGGCCCTACGGTACGGTGAGCGGAGGCGCCCCTCGGCTCATCCTCCTCCATCATGCCCTTACCGTACTTCTTGATCCAGGGCTCGTATCCCAGTCCCACCAAAGTCTCGCGCGTATCTCCCGATCCGTAGTTGTTCCACCACTCTTCTTTGACCTGATCGAGTGACTCCAGCGGACCGGCGACAGCCTCATCCCTGTTGGGAGTAAAGAAGACATCCTCATCCACGCCCATGAAAACGCCATCGGGGAACCGATCCTGTGCCTCCTTGAAGGCTCCGTCCAGCTTGTCCTCGGTCTCGCTGGCCGTTATCGGGGTGCCGCGGCCGTACCACGTATCGGTTGACACGGTGTTGGATTCGGAATCGTACGTGGACTCCCGCTCCCCCTTGCTCTTGTCGCTCTTGCTCTCGCCCCTCTCACCTCTCGGGTACGATCCGTAGCCGTGCTCATCCTTATCGGCAGCGCGCAACTCGCCCTCGGCGCCGCGGATGACCGACACCACCTTGCTGGTAACGCCCTTCCACCACGCGTCCAGCTCCGCCTCGCTGCCCTCGTGCTCATCCGAATCGGCGAAGTCCCGCCACGATATGCTGCTGAAGTTGGATGTTTCGGCCTCGGCAATCGCGTCGGCCACCTCCTTGACGGCACCGGATGGCTTCTCGGCCTTG